ACTAGTTAAAAGATTATCATTTTGAGTTTTAATAGTGTTTATCTTAAATTGTTCATTATTAAATTCGTTTTTAGTCTCTTTAATAGCTTCTTTTAGAGCTTCAACCTTCTTTGAGATAATATCTATACCCAAAATCTTCTCTAAAATCAATTTTTGGTTGGCTGTACTTTGATTATAATACATTGGAACCTTACAACTCAAACAAATGATTTGGTCAAAGAGTTCTTCACTAATTCCTAAAGTATCTTCAATCACTTTTTGTGTATCTCTTGAATCTCCTTGTGATTCATCTTGAACATAATCTTCTCCATTGATAGAAAATACTAAAACATTAGGTAATCTACCTCTTGTTATCTCATAATGTGTATCATCTTTAGTAAATTTAACTGTTACATACATATTTTTCTTGTTAATGTTGTTAACAAGAGTTCCTAAATTGATTTTATTACCAATAGATTTGCCAAATAAAGCATAATGTATGGCTTCAAAGATGGTTGATTTACCAACACCATTTCTATCGTCTTCAGAATCGCTTTTATCTTTATTTTGACCAACAATTATTTGATATTTCTTATCATTTAAGTTAATTGTTTGAGCAACGTTACCAAATGATAAGAAGTTTTTAATTGTAACTTCTTCAAATACTAAATTCATTATTACCTCATTATATTTGAATAAATTATAACATAAAATTACTAACTTTGTCTATATTTTTGTGATACTCCAAAGCCTTTAGCAAGGTTAAAGGCTTCTTCTTCACTATATCCAGCATTTAAAAAGTCTCTGAGAACCAAAAATTCCTCAAAAGTCAATAAGTCTTCTGTAATAATTTTTGATTGAATAAGAAGGTTATAAACGTCTCTATCAGACAATTCACCTTCAAATTCACCAGTTTCTTTATTAAATTTAGCTTCTGTTTCAGACATTATTACATAATTCCTTTTCCATCATTATTAAGGATACGATTTGCACGATAAAAAGTGCAACATTTTGGAATATCTTTCAATCTTCTTGCTGAAATGTATGTCATACAGCTTCTTAAACCACCTAAATACTCGTCAATTGTGTCTTGAACAGGTCCAGTATAAGGTTTTAAGGTAACAATTCCTTCTGAAGCTCTATATTTTGCCATACCATTCCAATGCTTATCTTGGGCAAATTTACTAGACATACCATAAGCAAGTTTAAATTTCTTTATTTCATATTTAGGTTTATCTGGAATATAATTATATTGAATATTTAAATGTGCTTCTTTGTTTTCTATTTGTTCTTTTGATGTTATATCTGTTATTTCAAAATCATTATTATATTCATATTCATTAGTGCGATACATTTTTTCAATAATATCACCATCTGCTTCATCACTACCAGCAACTAATGAACCAACCATAACAAAATCTGCTCCTGCACCATATGCCTTGTTAATATCACCAACACAAGTAATCCCACCATCAGCACAAATCATACCATCAACTGCATGAGCAGCTTCAGCACATTCAATAACTGCTGATAATTGTGGTCTTCCACAACCTGTTTCTTTACGAGTAGTACAATTAGCACCTGGTCCAATACCTATTTTAACAATATCTGCACCATTCAATATAAGGTCTTGAACCATATCTCCAGTAACAACATTTCCAACCATTATCACAAGTCTTGGATATTGTTTACGAATCTTTTTTACGAAATCTAACAACTTCGGAATATAACCATTAGCAATATCAATACAAAGATTTTTACAAAGACCTAAATCTAATACTTTACAAATCTTTTCATAATCACCATCTTTAATACCAGTTGAAACAAAAACATAATCAAGAAACATTAAATCTTTTCCGTCATATCTTTCATCAACAATTACATCTTTATGTTTTTCAAGAAATTCTTTCAATTCTTCAAATGAATAATGTTTATGAAGACAAGTAAACATAAGATTTTTTGCCATAACTTCTGCCATAGTAAAAGTTCCAGTTGTTGCCATATTAGCAACCATTAAACCGTTACCATAAATGGTATTTTGCTCATAAAGAAAAGAGTTAGGATATTTAAAACGATATTGTCTATAAATATCAGGTTCACTTCTTGAATTAAGAGTTGAACGCTTTGGTTTAATCATTACATCACAATAATCTAACTGAATTTCTTCGACAATATTAGTCATGAACCTTCTCCTTCATCTTTTTAATTGAAATTATTTTTTGTAAGTAATAATTGTTACGTATTTTTTGTAACTTATCCTTTTTATCCTCATTTTCTTGATTATAAAATTCATTTAATTGTTGCGCTTCATAATCATTTTCTATATTTTGTTGTATTTTCATATGGTTAATCATTTGGTCTCCAATTCTCTGTAAATTTCAATCAACTTATTATTAGATACGTTTTCCATATCCATATTGCTTATTAAATCCTCTACTAAGGTGTTAATATTATCAATGGTTTTAACATTTGTTTCAACATTAACATTTTCAACAGACATTTCAGCAGGATATATTAAAACATCTTTTATTTGAGGTATCTTTCTCAATTCATCATCAAACTTATTCAAATCTACTTGTGTTAAAGTAGTGTCATTCATAAGTTTCAAAATCATATTGCTACCAAATTCTATTTCATTTATTTTACTAACAAAGGTAGAGCAATATTTAGGAGCATTTTCCCATTCATAATATTCAATTTCATTTGTTTCTGTATCAAGAATAGCAAATCCTTTATTATGCCAATCATTTGAATCTGAAAAATCGTGAGAAAAACAGTTTCCAATATACGTAATATTATTCTTTTCCTGTCTCATATGGAAATGACCGCAGCAAATTCTTTTTGGACCGCTATAATCGGCAGGATTATATTCACCATCATATTTTGTAACTTTATTGAATGAAAATGTTGGTATTTCAGGATGACAAAAAACATATTCAGGTTTATATTCCTCAATCAAATCTGGTAAATTCTCATCTTTAATCATCCAAGGGCAGAATAACATATTATCAACTGTTAACGGTTCATAAATTACTTCAACACCAATATCTCCTTCAGGTATTACGATACTTGTTACATCTCTTCTGTCACGATAATATAAATCATGATTGCCTAAAATTAAAAATCCATTACCTCTTGCTAATTGTCCAAACTTATAAAGACCTTCTGTTCCATATTTTAATGTTTTATTATTTGTTACAGGTCTTATATGATACCAATCTCCTAAAAAGATTGCACCATCAATATCCATATCTTTTGTTTTATCAATGATAAAGTCAAGAAAATCAAGACATTGTTGATTAAATTCATCTGAATTTGATTTATTTCCAAAATGAATGTCTGTAAAAAGGATATATTTCATTATTTCTTTCCATTAACAGTTTTAACACAAGATTAGTATAACCAATAACCTCAAAAATGTCAATAAATATCTTTATATTAAGAAGGATTTATAATGGCATCTTTTAATACAACACTTGGATATACTACTCAAAACAATGAATGGGAAATTCTTACTGATAAAGAATTAGCTAAACACGATTTGTTAATGGTTTTATACACAAGAAAAGGTGAATGTGACTGGGACCCAAATTTTGGAACAACTATTTTGGACAAAATGTTTAGACCAAAGACTGAAGCATTAAAAATGGACATAATGGATGAATTGAGAACAGTTTTTGAAAATGACCCTCGTTTAACATTAAACGAAATTGAAGCAGAAGAAGTAGATAAAGGTTGGATATTTTATTGCGAAGTAAGTTATTTAGAAGGTGTTCCAGAACAATGGGATTTATCATTTACTGAAGATGGCATTAAACTTCTTTCAACTGGAACATATCCTTTAGGAGAATAATATGCAATCAATAATTTTATTACCAAGTATGGCTGGAAAAATTGATTATGTCGGTGAACCTGTAAAAGGTATTGGATATGATTCTATTAAGACTAATAAAAGAAGCCAAACATTAGGAATTTACACAACAAATTTTGTTGGAAGATTTTGGCTTCAAGGTTCATTAAAAACTGAACCAAAAGATGATTTAGATTGGTTTAATATACCATTAACTGAAGAAACACCATATATTGAAATGAATAATTTCAGTATGTATCACGTTAAACACGAAAATCGTTTCGTAAATGTTAATGGTAATTACTTATGGTTAAGAGGAAAGGTTGATAGAAAATCTTATCTCAATATTATTGACCAAAAAACAAGAACTTATTCAAAAGCTCCAAGCGTAACTGCTTACAATGTAGATTGGGATTCAACAAATGGTCAATATATCCCTACACCATTGGAGCCAAAATATGACCCAGAATATTATGAAGGTTGGGATGCTCATTATGATTCTTCATATAACAGAAGTATTATGAGTTATCATTTAGGAACTATTGAAAAGGTAATATTATGTTATTAGATAGACAATCAGAAAAATATTATTTTGTTGGAAAATGTAATGATACTGATGATGGTATGCAAGTTTATGATATAACACATTGGGATGATTCCAATTATGGAAAATATGCAGGTATTCCATCCGATGATAAAGATATTGAAATATTAAATACAAATAAATTTTTAAAATTAATCGGAAATGAACCAAAACCAAATATTATCGAATATTGTGCAAAAAATAAAAAATATGATATTATATGGGCATATGATTCAGAAGGAATACATTGGTTTTATAATACAACAGGAAATTATATTTTTGAAAGTCAACATAAGAATAAAATTAATGAAGCATATATTCTTAATGAAAAATTTTCAATGGATAATTGGAAAAAGAAAGATTATGATAGAATCATTGATATGATTATCAATGAAGAAAATCCTAATTTAGATGCTTCTGCTGAAGATTCATATGAAATCGGATTGTTAAATCTTCCACAGGAAGTAAAAGATTTAATTTTAGCCGATTATATAAATAAAGAAAAACCTAAACAAGATGCTCATAGAGCTTCATATCAAAATCCTGATTATTTAAAATGGTATAATGAACGTCATCCAACTGTTGATTGGGGAGAAGTTGATGCTTGGTATGTTTTAGAACATCCTTATGCTAGAAAATATATTAATAAATTTCTAATGAATGAATTTAAAAAAACATATTATTGGATTGAATCGTTAGGAAATCCTTTAACGTTATATCGTTATATCCATTTTGATTATAATAGAAATCGTGCATCTGGTAAAAATAAATTAACAAAACTTTCTCCAGAAGAATTTGGAGACCATATTTTAAAAAATAACAATATTCATTTAGGTATATGCTGGACACCACATTTTAATAAAGCAGAAGAATTTGGAAGTCAAGAACACACCATTGATGAGTTTTGTATGATTATTGAAGCAAAAGTTCCAAGAGATGCTATTAATCTTCCAAATACTTTAATGAAGCGTTCAGAATTAACTTATTACCATTATGAAGATGAGATTGAATTAATTAAAGGTTCTCCAATAATGGTTGAAAGTGTTTGGTTTCCACCTACTTATGATGAGTGGTTACGAGGTTCAAGAGAATGGGTTGATAATTACAAGCATAAGATTTATAAAGTTTAATTACATTTTTTAAAGATTTCATCTTTATACTTAGTAATAAAATCCTCAAATTCAGTGACAATAAATTCTCTATCTTTATAATAATATAAAGCGTGACTAAACTTGTCATTTTTTATAAATTCACATTCATCTGTTGGTATAACAATATATGAGCCAACACGATTTATTTTAAAAGTAATAAACCAAAAACTATCTTTTTCTATTGCATCATATTGTTGACCAATCCAATCATCCAAGTCTGGAATTGATTTATTGATTAAAAAATGATGGAATGGAAATTCTTTGTAAAATTTACATTCTACACACATTTTTTTCATTTCATCAGGAGGTAAAACATCCGCCATAAATGATAGTAATTGAGTTTCTGAAAGATATTCTCTACGAGAAGCATTTTTACCGCCAGTAAATGCTCCAGAGCCATTCTTATTTCTTTCAAAATGATACCCAAAAACATTTGAGAGAATTTTAGCACATTCTCTTTCCCAAGAATTTCCTTTAGCTTTTGCTTTAGAAGTCATTATAATCTCCTTATTTCTAGCAATATTTATTATGCAATTCCGAGATTATGTTCGTGCATCACTTTAAATTCAATACCTCTTTTTTTACAATATTGAATAGCGGCTGCCCATTTCATTGAATTTTTAGCAACCATTAATTTATCATAACCATTTGAAGTTTCTTTCAAAGTGGTTTCTTTCAGAGGTTTTATTTCAATCAATACTTTATGAACTCTTTTTAAATCATCCAAATATTCTATGTAAAAATCTGGAGTATAAAAGCTCATCTTATTTTTGATAGGGTCTTTATAAAGAATTCTAATAATTTCTGAACCCCAACGATATATAGCAGTTGTATTATCACACCATTCAGCAAATTTTTGTTCCCAACCACTTCTATATATGATTGGTTGCGGTTCATTTGTTTCCATAATATTCATACATTTTAAAGGCTTTTTCGGAATAAAAAAGCCTTGTTTCCATTTTTTATTATGTGGTTTTTGATGTTTTTTCAACCTATCTTCAATCATTGCTATATATTGCTTATATTTTATAGCAGCTTCTTGAAGTGTAAATTGATGTTGAGAATCAATGACATCCATTATAAATCCTTATTTTAAGGTATTTATTATCTCTTAAATGTTGGGGTATAACCATATTTGTCATCCTTTGGAACACCACTCCAATCAATATTAAAAGGTAATTCATCTGCAGGTATTATTTTCACAACTTTTTCATCTTTATCCTTACAAATCAACCAAATATCACTTTCATAACTACCAACCCAATCACCTTTATATTGTCGTTGAACAATAACACAATTTTCTGGTATATTATCCCAAAATACTTTACTTCCTTCTTCTGTCATTAATTTGATAACTGGTTTGGTCATATTTTTTCTCCTAAAGAGTTACATTTTTAATTGCTTCCTCTATTGTAACAGGTTTATATAAATTGTCAAGAGTTTTTTCAAATTCTTCTTTCAACTTATCAACATGTAGGCTCAAAACTGATTTTTCTTTAGGTGTTTCTGGTGTAATTTTTATCTCA